AAAGGTATAAACATAAACATTCTTTAGACAAATAAAACTTGTTTATTTTATATTTTGATACTTGACAACACGATTCACCCATACTATACTAGCTATAAGCAAGGCATAAAAAAACGCCTGAAGCTTACACTTCAAGCGTTTAACCTTGTATAATTAACTAAAAAATAAGGTAGTAATTTATGAAAAATTTACCACAAGGCTTTGTAAGCACATTATTAGCACAAAAAAAATTATCAGGCAACGGAAAATCTAATAATAGCAATAATGCTACAATTTCTGACGACTATAGTTTCAATCCTAGATTAAGCGACAAACCTAGTTTTCATACTCCAAATATTAGAGACAATAAAGATTTTGGAATGCCAATAGCTTATGTTGTTGCTACGTTAGCTAGAAAAGCAAAAAGCGTATATGAGCGTTATTTAGTATCAGAAGAAGGTAAGCAATTGTTACTAAAAGCTCACGAATATGAAATACCTTACGATATGGCAAACATAGATATTCTAACGCTGCGCGATAAGGTTGAGGAATTTGAGGAAGTTATACAAAGAGCTAATGAATACGGCATAAACTGGAAAAGCTTTGGTTATGACATTCTTGCTATAGAGCAGGAAATGTTTGATATAGATCAAGCTGAAAGCAACTATTTAAATTATGCAAAAACTCAGTTTGCATTTGCAAGAAGATTGGAGGCTTAACATGAAAAAAGAAATAAGAATAGATCGCTGTGAAGTTATGAAATTATATGAAAGCTGTATAAGCAACTTGTCAGTACACAGTATTGGTCAATGGCTTAAGGTAACAACAGACGGACAATATATCGTTGTTCCACAAAAGGATATAGTTTATCTATGCCATGCATTTGACGATATAGAAGATGGTATGATGAACACTATAGAAATTGCCAAGGATTTGGAAAATTGGATGTGATAAAATGAATAACACAGAAGAATTTATCTACAAAGGTTATTATGAAGGTTTGCGCAAACACGAAAGGCCAGTTCATATTTTTAAAAAACAAGATAAGTCAGAACCTTATTACATGTTTAAAATAGATAAAAACCTAGAAATCAGCGATAAGATTTTTATAACTTATAACGAAGTAATGTCGTATAAAAAAGGACAGTTAATTTTAGGAGGCGAGATGTGAGCGATAAACAAACGTTAGATGCAAAAACTTTAAAGTTACTTAAGCAGTTGAAGAAAATAACTTGCTTAAATTGCGATCTACCAGAAATTCACCAACTAAGAGAACAATTAAATAAATGCGTGAGGAGTTATGAATATTATAGAAGCTGTTAAATTAGCCTTTGAAGGCAAGAAAATTCGTAGGGAATGGTGGGGTTTTAGAGATAAAGATAATTGTGTTCATATGACTAACATCTTACATATAGATGGATCAATATCAAATGAAAATTTAGAAAAGGTTTTTGGAACTAATTTTAAAAATAACGAAGGAAGAAGAATTGCTAATTTTTCACCGCAAGATGTACTAGCTAATGATTGGGAGGTGGTTGATGACTAATAAACAAGAATGGCTAGAAGAGCGAAAAACCTATATAGGTGGTTCTGATTTAGGTTCTATCCTCGGAATTAATAACTTTCGTACAGAACTTGACGTATATTTTGAAAAAACGTCTGAAGGCGTAGCAGAAGATACAGCAGGTGAATCTGCCTACTGGGGAACAATTTTAGAAGATGTAGTAGCTGCCGAATATGCAAAACGTACAGGCTTCAAGATAGAAAAGCCAGAAGGCCTTATCCGCCATAGTGAATATCCATTCATAGCATGTAACTTGGATTACTGGGTAATTGATGATGAAGGCAATCGCCATATTCTAGAATGTAAGACTGCTAATCAAATGAAAGTTACTTGCTGGGGCGAGGAAGGTACAGATCAGATACCAGAGAGTTATTTATATCAAGTAGCTTATTATGCAGCAATAACAGGTGCTAGCAGAGTAGATATTGCCGTTCTAATTGGAGGGCAGGATTTTCGTATATATCGCTATGATAAAGATGAAGTTATGGAAAGTAAGCTGATCAGAGTAGCTAGAAAATTCTGGAACAATCATGTATTAGCAGGAGTTCCGCCAAAACCTAGAACTCAGGAAGATGCGGCAAAACTCTACCCAAAGGCCAATGGTCTTGAGGTGAGAGCTGACGATACAATTCTAGAAAAAGTATGCGATCTTCAAGACCTAAAATGTCGTGAGAAAATAATATCTGAAGAGATAAAAGACCTACAGTTATGTATTAAGGATTACATGCAGGATGCTGAGTTTTTAGTAGGCGATTGCGATGAGGCTGGAGAAACTCCAGGTAAATGTTACGCTACATGGAAAAACAGCAAAGGTAGAGCAAGCTTAGATACAAATAAGCTAAAATCTGAATATTCTGATATTTATCAGGAATGCTTGAAGGAAAGCGGTAGCTATAGAGTTTTTACATTAAAGGGTTAGTTATGAGCGAAATTAAAACAGGAGTAGTGCAAGAAGTAAATCCAAAGCTAAATACAGCTTTAATTAAACTTGATGACGGCAGCGGAAATATACCAATATTTCCGTATCATTTTAGAAATAATGCTATAGAGAAATTAACAAAATGCATGTCAGTAATATTAAGCATTGAAATTGCACATGGTGTACAGAATGCAACAAGAATAGAAATTATAAAATAAAAATATGTCTAAAGAAGAGTGGTTAGAAGGAGCAATTTTAACGTTTAAAAAAAAGCAACGCTTGGGGTTGATAAAGTACGATAACGGAAAATATTGTATTTTCGTGCTCGAAATGTCGCAAAACTTTCTAACTTAGACGAATTTATTAAAAATAAAAAAGTGAAATTTATACTCGAGCAGTCAACTACTGAAGATATAGCAACAAGAGTACATTTAATAAAATAATTGAGGTGATTATGAGCCAATTGGTACAACAAACAAATAATGAAATAGACAGCACAGTATTATCTGCTTTAAAAAGCAGCTTGTATACTGGAGCTAACGACGACAGCATACAGATGGTAATTGAATACTGTAAAGCCTGTAAGCTAGATCCTATGCAAAAACCGGTACATATAGTGCCAATGTGGGACAAGAATACCAAGTCTATGAAAGATACCATTATGCCAGGTATTGGTTTATATCGTATTCAAGCTGCTCGCAGTAATAAATATGCTGGAGTTAGCGAGCCAGAATATGGTGATACAGTTAATACTAAACTAGGTGGAGTAAGTATTTCATATCCTGAATGGTGTAAGGTTACAGTAAAAAAACTGGTTGAAAATAATATAGTTGAATTTACCGCAAAAGAATATTGGTTAGAAAATTATGCTACTGCAAGAAAAGATTCTACTGCTCCTAATGCCATGTGGCTAAAGAGGCCATTTGGTCAATTAGCAAAATGTGCAGAAGCTCAAGCACTGCGTAAGGCTTTTCCTGAAATTATTACTCAGCAACCAACTGCTGAAGAAATGGAAGGCAAGTCTTTTGCAGAAAACACAAAAACTGTAGTCGAAAACAACGCTAGTCAAAATGCTTTAGAGCGTTATATTGAGGACGAAAAAACTGAATATGATGTTACTCAAGACAAAGTAATATTAAACAAATATTTTGCTTTACAGGAGCTTATAGAATTACATAATGTTCCTCAAGAAACTGTGGATTTGTGGTTACAAAAAGCACAAGTTGAAAGTATAGATAAACTACCAGAAGAAAAAATAGATGCTTGTATTGACTACATAGAAAAAAAACTTATTTTGAATAAGTCTACTAATTAACTAATTAAGAAAATTATCATATGAACAAATCAGAGTTTGTAAAACATGTCGCCAATCAACACAATATTACTCAAGACGAAGCTAATAAAGTAATTGATATTTTTACCAGTAGCGTTATATCCGCTCTAGGCGAAGGTAATGAAATACAGCTAGTTGGCTTTGGTAATTTCTCGGTTGCGGATGTTGCAGCAAGACCGGGGCGTAATCCTAAAACTGGTGAGGTTTTGCAGATTGCAGCATATAAACAACCTAGGTTTAAGGTTGGACAGAAATTGAAAGATGCCGTTAATAAGTAAAGAGATGCCAAAAGTTCATAAAGACTCATTAATTTTTTGTTTAACAAATAGTGAGCCTGAATTGGAATTACATGACATTCTTGATTGGCTTGCTAGATATACAGACACTACAATAAATTACAAAGAAAATAATCCACAAAATTGTCAATAAGTCTGTGGACTATTTATTTTAAAGATAATGTTGTCAATATAGTGAGTCAGATTGCAAAAATATTATGCATCTGATAGATTGATAGATGAAGTAGCCAGATTAATTAATTAATTACTTAATCATTACCTTTCCCATAAGTATAGGCTACTTCAATATTGGTTATTTGAATTCTACAGCTTTCTTGTTTTCATTTTAGTAGGCTGTAGAATAAACCGCATAACCTCGATCTCAACAAATTTTAGATGTGGTATAATAGCAGTTAAGTTATCTGCTATTTGTAATGCTACGTCACAAATTCAAAGCTAAGCCGTGTGAATATGATGGAATAAAATTTGCCTCCAAAAAAGAGCAGAAACGCTATTGTGAGCTTCAAGTTTTAAAATCAGCGGGTCATATACTATTTTTTTTAAGACAAACCCCTCTGCATCTCTCTGGCGGCATTAAATACGTTTGCGACTTTTTAATATTCTGGTCAGACGGAACAGTTACTTTTGAAGACGTAAAAGGTTTTAAAACCGATATCTATAAACTCAAGAAGAAACAAGTAGAAGCTACTTATCCAATCACAATTACGGAGATATAATAATGAAATACCTTAAATACATTTTAATACCACTAGGTTTATTACCTTTTTTTATTACGGCATACATAATAACAACAAGCAAAACAGCAAAAGCTTCGGAAAACCAATTTTATGTAAAAGGTGGCACCGGACTAAATACCATAAATCCTTTTCATATAAGAGACGATGAATACAAAGGTAAAATAAAAGTATCTCATTCTTTTCCATTAATAGAGGTCGGTGCTGGCTATAAATTTGCCGAAGGCGTGCGAGTGGAAGGAGTTTTTGACTATTACTTTTTATTCCACTCGAAAGAAAAAACAACTGATAAATTTGATAATAAATTCAATATAGAAAGCAAAACAAAAGCACACGCGTTTTTCTTAAATGGATATAAAGATATTTGCCACTGGAAAAACTTTACACCTTTTGTAGGAGGCGGTATTGGTATTTCTACGTTACAAGAAAAGGCCACTGGTTATGCTGTATCGAACGCTGATCATTATCCCCTTGATACTGTCAAAAGTAAAAGAGTGAATCGTATTGCTTATAAAATAACACTAGGTACAGAATACAAAATGTCAAATAATTATACAGTCGAACTTTCTTATAATTATTTTAATCTAGGTTATAACAAACCTCAAAAAATAAACGGAATAGACAACGTGCAATATAGACGTTATGGTATTCATGGAGTAATTCTTGGAATTAGAAAAAGTATTTAAATATGAAAGCACAATTTACGTCTTTACATGCAGCGCAAGCGAGTAATGCTAGAGCACAAAATTCACAAAATCAACCTTATCAAGCTAGCACCTTTGCTCAAAGAGAAGGTCGTGAAACAGAGCTTCAGAATGAAGTTAAAAACTTAAAACAAGAGCTACAAATAAAAAACAACCAATTAACTTCTGTACAAAATAATCATAAAAACATTCTTGATCTTTTTAATAAAACTTCTGAAGAAGTGGTAAGTTTGAAGTCTCAAAACAAAGAATTAAAGACTGTTATAGAAAAACAAAAAGCCGACTTGTTGAGTGTGAGCGAGCAAAAACAAAATATAGAAAGTAGCTCTATAGAACGTATCCATTTATTAGAAAAAATGTTAAGTGAAAAAAATGGTCAGATACAAGGCCTGCAAGAGTCGTTAAAATTAATTGCTTCACAGAATAATTTTGTTTCTTCAGAAATTTCTAGTTTAGACTTAAATCCACAAGCCCATCATCAAGAATCGGAAGTTATAGAGCAAATAAATCTTAATGCAATGCAAACAGTTGAATCTATTATTGTACCAAATCATTCGCAAAACATAAGTCAAATGCATATTTCACAAGGTGAACCTATATTAAACGTACAAGGCCAGCCAATATTAGGAGGAGAGCAAGCCCAATTAATGGGCGAATCCTCTCATGGTTTTTCAATAATTGATCACCAGGATTGAATTTAAATACTAGCTTGACTAAACCTTTTTTACAAGTTCATGACAGAAGCCAAATTAGAAGGCCGTGGAGGTAGCTGCATACCTTCTTGTGTATGTATAAAATCAGAATTATTATAGTTCCTCCATAAATCTCCTCTTCCCTCTCCTAACTTCTGTATATGCTTATAACCAAGAAGTTTCAATCTTTCGTTATCATGTCTTGCATTATTGTATTGATTATTAAATAAGGTTGTTAATCTGTTCTGTTCTCTGCGAGCAGCTTCCTGCCTTTCGGCTTGTAACCTCCTTTGTTGTTCAGCCTGTCTTTGACGATTTGCTACTAACCTTCTTTGTTCATTAAGCTGAGATTGTAGGTTACTGACTTGACCTTGATATTGATTAGCTTGGTTTGCTATTTGAGTTCGATAATTATCTCTTTCCCTTTCGAGTTCTTGGTAATTAGTATTTAAGTTAGCTAGGTTCTCTAATCTAATATTATTATTCCTCATAGTATTAAATACATCAGAGAATGCTCCGCTTCTGCCACTGCGCATAGCCTGATCTCGCATATGAGGCCACATCCACATAGCTTCATTCATATAGTTTTTATAAAGCTCTTCATTCTCAGCTTGGCTATTTTGCCATTTAGTAGAGCCAAGCCTATTGAGGTCTCTAATATTTTGCAGAGATTCGCCAAACTCCTGCTGACCTTGATCACCAAGCATACCCAGCTTTTTTATATCTCCTATATTAGACTGATGCTGCATTTGCAGTTGGTTTTTTAAATTACCTTCAGTAAGTTTATTACGTTGTTCTAATATAGATTCGTTTAATTCTCTTGCGCGCTGCTCTGCTTCTCTCATATGTTGAGGCGAACCATATTGACCTAGCTTTGTGTATTTATTAGAAAGTCTTCCAAGGTCAGATTTAAGGCGTTTTTTTCCCGCGTATTCTAGCTGGTCTATTTGACCTCTAATAGCTTCTGGAACATTCTCTAAAGCAGATTCGCTAACACTTCTCTCAGCATTACTTAATCTACCTGTAAGCTCTTTTCTTTCGGGATAAAAACTATCTCTGAATTTAGAGCTTAAACGCCCCATAAGCTCCTGTGAAGTGTCTAGCTCTGGATTACTGCCAGCTATCATTTCGCCTTGGTATCTTTGATTGGGAGCATTATAAGCAGTCATAGCCTGATTGATTTGATTAATCATAGGCTTTTCTAAATCAGGGTGAAGTTCGCCTCTAACCGCATTATTACCCCTATTTAAAACTTCCTCTAATCTATTTGCTTTTTCAAACGGAGCTTGCATTTCTGCGTCAAAAGCTGATTTATCTGCTTTTAATTGTAGATTAGTAAGACCTTGTTTTTGCTTGCCAAACTGCTCTAGATTATCAATAAGTAAATTACGCCTTGCTTGCTTTTGTCCAGATAAACCTTGCAGAGCTTTAGCAGTAGCAATGTTAGCATTTTGATCAAGGTTACTGCTTAATGTTTTTATATCACCAAGTTTGCCTCTAAATTCGCCAACGCCTCTGTCAATATCTCTACCACTTTTTCTTTGAAAACGATCTACTCTATCGTTATAAGATGAACGAAATTCTTTTTGTAGTTTACCTAATAGAGAATTACCATAATCTCTTTGGCGAGCACCTGTATTGTCTAGCAATCCAGCAATAGAATTACCAGATAATCCAGTAGGGCGAGATAATACAGAGGATATTTTATTTGAATATGGTGTTGGTTTCCCTGCGTAATATTCTTGTAAGCCTCTAGCTCTTTGCGTCAAATCCGACATTGGAGCAAGTGTTGTACCTTGATATGCTGGATAATTTAAACCGCCAAGTCTTGCCCTGTCTTGGGCAAGTCTTCTATAGCCTTTTTCGACCATACCCTCTAGCGTATTTTCAAAATCTGGTGTTGGCATAATCTACACCCCCAAATAAGTTGTTAATGATTTTGCTTTAGGCGGCAGGGCGTTTTTCATGCCTTTACTACCTCTTATTTTTTTTATCATTTCATCAAGTTTTTTAGCACCAGCATTATTATTGCCATCGCCTAAATGCGCAACTGTATCAGCAGGAATCACATACTCCCCGTCAGATAGCATAGCTGGTATTTTATCATCCTGACCTTTAGTTTCACCACTTACATAAAAGCCTAAGCCAGACGGATAACTAAATTGCTCTATTTCATAAGAAATTTTTGGCTTAACTTCTCCGCCTTCTTTCATCATTATTGGGCTACCGCTAAACTGCGGATTATTATAATACTCAAGCCACCTACCCGTTCTCTTATAATCTTCAGGGCTATTGGTTTTTACATGCAAAGGCTCTATGTTAAACCGCTCTTCTGGTAGGAACTTATTCCTAGCGACGCGTCTTTTTGATTGTTCTGCAGCCAAATCCGCTGCTTCCTTAGCAGCTTGTTCTTCTGGCGTTAGCATTAATGCCATTTCATAACGTTTTCTATCTGCTGCTAATTCTTCTGGTGATTTCTCTTTTGGAGGTTTTGGCCTATTCATCAGCGACCCACCAACAATAGCAGCAGTAAGTAAATTAGAAGGCTGGCTAAAGAAGTTTTTACTATTATCCATGAGCATATCAGTAAATGACTTCTCTGCTGCAGATTTAGCTCCTTCTGTTGCTGCCGTCTTGGCAGCTTCCTGTTTTACTATTTCTGAAATTGGTACTTCACTAGCAGCAGAAGCACCTCCTATGCTATTTCCTAAACTTTCAAGGCCAATTGATGGTAATACCGCATTTTGTGCTCCATAATTACTAAGGCTTGCACCTAACCCATTTGCTCCAAGTGAGCTAGCACCACTTCCGGCTAATGAAGCAGCAGTAGGAAGCATTGCTCCCATTGCCCCACCACGCAGCATAGCTTGTCCCATATCATTACGTCCACGTGCCATAGAACCAAGACCGCCACCCATAGCACCACCGATAACTCCGCCAATACCTGGTAGCAACATATTGCCAAGAACAACACCAGCAGCAGGTCCAACTACAGATTTAAACCATTTCTTAGGATTACTAAACAATCCAAACTGAGGAAGTCCGGTAACAGGATTAATTTTACCACCATTCATTACCCTTAGCATCTCAGCTTCAACAGGATTAATATGAGCTAGCACTGTATCCTCACCTTCACCTTGCTGGCGAATCATTTCTGCAAGAGATGGATATGGATTATTATCAGCTTTGGGTTTGCTTTCGTTTTGATTGCCTTCATTTTGCCCCATAAGTGCGATTAGAGGCGATATTTCTTCATTTTCGACCATACCCCCTTCAGCATAATAATTCGGCATCATAGGAGCGTTGTTTGTCGTATATGGATTATTTTCTTCCATATCTTCATCATTTGTTATGTTTGTCATTGGATTAAACATTTTTATCTCCACTATTTATCATTAAATTATAGACCGTTTTTGCCCATTCTTGCCAATCTTTGAACTCTTGTTTTTTTTCTCCTTCCGTTACAGAAAAAGGCGCTGGAATATCGTTTCTTGCAAAAACTCCAGTGCCCGCGACTATAGACGCCCAGTCTTCCCATTTATCTGCATCTTCAAGAATAGGTAAATATTCATCAGGATAATCAACAATTAAATTAGCTGCCCAGTCCTTAATATCTATATATTCAGGCCACACTATCATCAGTTACCATCCCCACTAGCAAGCTGCAGCATAATATTTCCCATCCTAAAATCATGCTCCGATGAAAAAGTCAAAGATATAGCCCTGCCTTGCTCTCTAGTATCTATCTTCTCTGTTTCGCCTGTAAAAGTAATGGCGTCAGAAGTAGTCAAAGCACTCTGAGCATATCTTTTAGTATTGATTCTAACCTGTAATTCTTTAGTTTTATCACTCATAACAAAATCAGGTTCTATACGACGCAGTTCTAAAAACCGATCAATACCATTCATTGGGTTTTGTGCATTAAACGCAGCTTGCGAAATAAAAGGCGTAGTAACTGAAGATATAATTGGAGCGTTGATTTCATCTCCTGCGAATTCCTTTTCGCCTACTTCATGCTTCCAGAAATATTTATTAAAATTATTTGCTTGAAAACTAAAGCCATAAGTTGCCATAAAGCCAAAATCATTTGAGAATACACCACAGTCTCTGCTTATTGCAGTATCATACCAAGAGTTCTCACGTTTGTTGTATATCAAAGCTCTGGTATTTTTGACATTCGCTTGATCTTGACCTTTTTCTGGGTAATACCACCATATTTCGCCAAAGCGTGAATTTATGACACTAAAAACTAATTGCCTATGATTAATGTCAAGATTATCAAAGAAATAATTAATAGAGCTATTATTGACCATTTCTTGGACAACGCCGTTATAAACAAAAAATCTATCAGTTCCTATCCAGAAAAATAAGCCATCATATTCGGCGACTGCTCTTGAAGACAAAATAGAAGACGCATTGGATACAACATCTATTTGAAAACTTACTCTATCGCTGTCTTCGGAGGTGTTAGTAATTCTTACCACTTTAGATAAAGTCCAAAAGAGCAATGAAGGACTATTAGAACCACCTCGGACAGATGCTGCGTATATTACTTTATCATTAGAAATGTTAAAACTACCGCTTGTATTATTTTCTCTAAAGTTTAAAGGATTATTTGTTCTACTATATTGCACAAAGCCATTTCCACCATATAAAAATAAATGAGGAGCAGCATAGCACATTCCACCACTCACTTGATTGTTAAAATTAGCTTGAGCTACCTCGGAAATATTGTTATTAGCAATAGTTACCTGATACAGCTTGCACTTAGCATTACTTGCTATGTTTTTAGCATTATAAGTTTCTAAAAATAACAGCTTTTTTACATTATTGTCTATAACAACACTTGATTGAAATAATCTGTTTGGACCTAGCTCAATATCTTTGATATTTGTAATTGCTGATTTATTAGTAAAGTCTTGGCTTACTGTAAATGTAAATATCTTTTGCTGGCTAGCTAAATAAACTTTAATTCTATTTGGGGCATTACCAGGAAACAGATTGATCGTTTGTACTTTTTCAAAGTTATAAGCAGGTAATGCGCCAGGGCTAACTACTCCACCTATTTTTTTTACTTTACCCTCGTTGAATCTAATCCATTGTCCGTCATTACAATATTCAGGCTGATAGTCTGTACCATCTCGATTAAGGCCAGCTTTGTAAGTTAGAGGGAACATATAATCTGCCATTAGTCCTTACCTCTATCTGAAATTCTATCAACATAACGTGCTGTGCTATCCTTGTTAATATCATCAAGACTGCTAGCATATAATTGCTCAAATTGACCAAGGCGTTCATCATCTTTTAAAAATGGCATT